TACGCATAGCAAAAAGGGCATATCTGTAAGGTAAACGATTAAATGGTGTCCTTCATTACGTAGCTTTTCTTCTACTATGCTACCTATATGGCTCATTTTATGCCCCATGTCTATAAGGTAAAAGGCCATTTACTTTTCGTTTTTTATCTGTTCGAGTTTTCGTTGCGCCCATTCTATGCCTTCGTCGCCACCCCATGCCAGCCACATTAAACGCCCGCACCCGTCTCCTAGTTCCTTTTGTGAATTTTGGCGGTGTCGTTCAAAGCTTGCCATACGTGAAATTACGTCTTCCGATAAAGGTCGGCCTTCAGCGAGGTCGTTGGCGCGTCTTTTCCCTACGGGCGTGCCACACGAACCCCAGCCGTTTTGTTCGGCCCAACGTAAGGCTATTTTTGCATTTTCGCTTGCGGCTTTTGGATAGTCCGTGTAGGTCTTTTCAGCAAACGACTTCTTGTATAGGCTTAATGCCTCGCGGCTGTGCGTTTCCCATACTCTTTGGCACACGGCGAAACGTTGGCTTTCGTCTGGAAAGCTATTAACGCTTTCTTCGTCGGCCATGCAACGTTGTAAGAACTTGTCTTTACCTTCTCCCTTAATTGGTTGCGGCATTTTTTCTACGTTTTCGTGTTTTCTTAACTACTGGCTTTGGTTCTTCTACTGCGTCCGCTTGCGCTACTTCGTGATCTATTCCCGTGTAGCTTATTGTTTGGCTTTCACGTTCAAAAAGGTAGCCTAGCCCCATAGTAGCGTAATAGCTAAACCTAGAAGGGTCTATTTTGTCTACTTCTATTTTGCGTTCGCCTAAAACGCTGTCGTAAGTTATTAGGGTTTTACCCTTGTATTCGTCTTTAATTTTCATGTTCGTCTTTATTTAGTGCTTCAATAACTATTTCTAGGCCACCTATGGAAATAAGCACACCCATTAAAAACACGGCGTGTTTAAATTCGGCTAGGGAAACCAAAACCCCAACAGAGGTAATAATTAAGCCCGTTGCTATGTTATTTTTGTTTTTCATTTCTATAACTATATTCTATTTCCTTTATTCTTTGTTTCAAGGATTTAATCATGTAGTAGGCAGAGGTACGCGGTATGTCGAAAAAGTCCGCCATTTGTCTAGAAGTTTGGCATTTGTGCTTAAAATAGGCTTCGGCTATTCGTTTTTCTACGGGGCTGGTTATTTCGTCCAAGTAAATAGATATGCAAGCCATACGTAAAGCTATTGTTTCTTCTATGGCTATTTTGTGTTCTATTTCGGTGTCGTTTGGTTCGTCTTTTGGTACGTATTCGACACTATGCACTTCGTCTTGTTTGCGACTTACGGACGTAGGCCACCAAATTTGCATTTTGATTGTGTTGAGTAGGTAGCTTTTTACTTGACTTTCGGTTGCTTCATGGTCTTCCATTGTAGCAACGTGCAAATAGGCGTTGTTTATAATGGTGTCGGCCTTTACCATAATAAGGTCTAGCTTCTTACTTATTCGAAGACGCGTTAACATATACGTAGTATAAGCTTTTACTTCGTCGTAGTTCGCCGTTATGTAGGCATCAAGCGTTTTTTTGATACCAGACGAGGAACTCATTATAAAATTTTAATCGATCTGAAGCGGCGCACAAACAGCGGTTGTCATTTTCACGCGTTACGGCGTTTTTAATCTTTTGCAGTTTCTTTAAGTGCAACTTGCTCAACCTTGTCGGGGTTAATTGCTCTAGTATTTGGTTGGTTTCTATTATTTGATTTTCTGTAAGCATAAATCTATAAAATAAGCGGTTAAACTTACTAGCGTAGCCGTTAAGAAATTACCAGTTAAAAACCATGTAGACCAAAATCCAACGCATTTAGGACAACCAAAAGCGGCGTGTATGTATATTGTAAGGCCATTAATAGGAATACGACTAAAGATAGCGTCTATAAGTAGCTGTAATGGCTCAAAATTAACAAGCCACCAAGCGAGGGAAACATATATTATAAAGTCCATAGTTCAAATTTACTTGTTTTTATATTCGTGTTTATATAAGATATTAACAAAAAAGCCCCAATTAAGGGGCCTTCTAGTAGTAGTTAAACGTTTAAAGTTGGTTTATAATTAGGTACTCGTCTAGTTTTATGGCGGTCTTTAGTGTAACGTCTTTACCTTCTAGGAAATTGTCTATTTGGAAGCTGTGAAATTTGCCCGTTCTAGCTTTAATTTCTTCGGCTATTTGGTTACGTGTTTTGGACTTTAAAACCTCGCGTAGTTTATTGCGCAATTCAATGTCATTTATGTGCATATCTTTTTAAAATGGTAGGTCGTCGTTCGCTCTTACTGGTTCGCTTTGCGTTGGTGCTACGTATGGTTCGCTAAACGAAGCAGAAAAGAACTTTTCGCCCGTCTTTGTGTCTTTAACCCAAAGGGCTATTTCCATTTCTTTTCCATTTACTACGCATTTGCCTTTATAGTCTGGGTGGCTATCCGTCTTTTTGTAGTTGTTTTTAAAGATTGATCCCGCGTTGTTCTTTGTTTCCATTTTTTATTTGCTTAAATAGATAATAATATTTACAATAATAGCTAAAATTGTTACGCCTATTAATGCCATAGTAGCGTAAGCGCCCGCTTTTTCTTTGTTCATTTGCTTTTGTGTTGGTTTTTCCGTCTTTTTAACGGGTTTAAATTCCATTTTAGTCTGTTTGGCCGTTCGACCATTACCCCAAGTCTTGCGGTACTCCATAGTTAACATGGCCACACGTTTAGCGGTTCGAATGTTTGGACGTTTGCCAGACCATTCGTAAACGCCGTAGTCTACTTGGTGTATGTACTTGTTATGTTTCAAGACGTAGAACACGTCAAAACGTCTAGGGTAAATTTCTGCAAAGCGAAAAGTTCCCTTGTCGGCCATTTGTTCAAGCGTGGCCTTGTAGCTTTCTAGATTGTATTTCATATGTCAAATGTTATGTCGTTATCGTTCATTGCGTCTATGAGCATCTCTCGGCATTTGTTGTAGGTTTCTATTTCGCATTCAGTTGCCTCTATGTTACCTATGTATCCGTGTTTTACTATCCCTCGCAGTTCTTGGTCAAGTTTCCACATTGCGCCTTGCCATCTATCCGCGTTCAATGCTTGAATTGCTTCGTCTTTGTCGTCGTATTCTATTGTTACTTTCATCTTATTCTGATTTATTTAGTTCGTGTTTTACTTGCTTCGCGGTATCCATCGCTAAAGCCTTTGACGTAATGAAGGTCAATCTCTTTCTTAATGCGGCTCAAATAAAGCGTTGCATCCATCAACTCCTCAAGTAAATGGTTTATCCATTGGTCAAGAGTCAGGTCTTCTCGGTCTAATGTAGTTCCGTATTTTCGTATGCCAGTAGTAGAGCGTTCTGCATACTTCGCCATCACGGATAAAACGATTTGGTCTTCTACTTCTTGTTTCATAGGAAATTGTAAAGGGTGTTAAAATACTCGCGGCATAGTTCTACGCGCTCTTTTATTTGTTCTATTACTTGTTCGTCTTTTTCTACTTTAAAGACCTTTACACGGCGTCCTAGCGGTATATGGTCGAAAACGTGGCGTTTTAGTATTTCGTCGCGCAAGTCTAGATCTTCTTCTAGTAGGTGGGCGTTCCAATGCGCTCGGCGTATTTCGTCTTCTACCATTTCGATAGGTGTATTAACTAGGCAGTAAACTAGTAGCGCTTCGGTCTTACCCGTCAATTCCATGTATCCTTGCAACTGGTAGTAGTAATCTTTAGTCGGTATTTCGGTAGCAAAAAACGGGAATGTAGTAGCGTCCCAAGAACTTTTTACGTCTAGTAGCACGTCGTCCGTGTTTACGTCGGGCGTACCAGTTAAGAACTCGTTTTCAAAGTGCCTTTCGTTCTTGTAAATAAAACTTAATTCTAGCGCTTCTGCGGCCATTTCGATAGCTTGGCCTTCTACTGCATTACCTTTGTCCGTGTAACGGCTGTAAAACGGCTTAATTACGCCGTATTTCGCGCGCAATACTTCTTCTTCTATGTATGTCTTTGCCGTTTGGCTTAAAAACTCCCCCTTTGTGCGTGGGTTAGTCATTATTTTACCTATGGCAGAACATCGAATTTTCCAAGCGTTCATAGCGCGTTAAGTATGTCGGTTTGTCCTTCGGTTAACTCAAAGCTAGCTTCTAACTTTTCGCGGGTATAGTCGCCTTTTTGAATGGCTACTAGTGCGGCTTGAAAACGTTTAGCGTCTATTTGCTTTTTCTTTGGTTCGTCTTTTACTTGTTCGCCGCTTGCGTCCGTGTCTTTATCCGTTACAAGACCTAAAGAACTAGCCAAAGCGTAACGACGGAAATACGTAACACCACTACCGAAGCTTTGATAGTCATTCATTCCCTTTAAGGTTACGCTAGGAATAGCTACGGACGTTTCCATGTGTTCGCCAGTCTCTACGTGGAAAATCATTGTAGCTAGGTAGTTTTCGCCGTCTTTGGTGTGTAGGTTTTGGGTAAAGCCTAGCCCGTGTTTTGCTAGTAGCGGGTTAATTACTTTAAAAATTGCGGGTAAGTCGCTATAAGAATAGCCGAACCCTTGCGTTCCTTTGTGGATTACTGGTACTTCTTGCTGAAAAGCCGCAAGCGCTTTTAATAAATTTTTCATAATCGGTTAATTATTAGTGTTATTTAGATACAAATATATAGTTTATTTCAATTCGTTGTACTTTTTTTTATATTTTTTTATCAATTCTTTAAGTTCGTCTACGTCCCAACGTTTCTCTAGGTGCGCGCGGCCTTGTAATTCTATTAATTTGTCGGCGCCTATGCGTTGTTCTATGCCTATTTGGTAGTTAAGAAGATTGCCAGACAAAAAAGTGTTGCAATGTTCGCATTGTAGGTGTACGTTGTCTTCGTCAAACCTTACGTTTGAGTGGCCACCTTGACTGAAATAGTGGCCAGCGTTCTTTTTCTTTGGCGGTTGGTTGCATGAAATGCACGCTTTGCCTTCGTCGCGTTTACGTATGTAGGCGTTAAATACTTTTTGTGCGTCTTTAAGCCAGTCGCTAGTAGTTTTTAGTTCGGTTGTCCATTTCTTTTTCGTGTTTTTCCAAGCGGCGGTTTTAGCTTCTTCTACAAACGCGTTAAGACATTCGCGTTTTAGGCAGTATTTCATATTGAATTTTACTGGTGTAAATTTTTCTCGGCAATTTTTACAACGTGGCATCTTTACAACTATTTAAAATTTCATAAACTAAAGCGCTAGGAATTACCGAACGTTCATAACTACCAGAACGTCCCTGCGTTCCTGTTTTAGATCCTCTAGGCGCTCTTTGGTGGTGGCAATGTATGTTTCCGTTAAAACATTCGTGTTTTGGTAGCCAGCCGTTAGGGTTAAAAACGCTATATAAATGGTTTGTAAATATGTCCGTAGGCTTTGCGCGGTCGTCGCCGTAACGGCAATACCAAATAGTAGCCCTATCTATTCCCTTTACGAATGGCATTTTACGCATCATTCCCCGCGGGTTTTCAATAAAAAATTTTAAATTCGGGTTTAAATTTAAGTAGTAATTTATTAGTTCTATTTGGTGGAAATTTACGGCGTCGCACTTTTTTGCATAGTCGCTTACTGGTAGCGTTCCGTTTCTATGGTGGCTTATTGCCGCTATTGAATAAGTTGTGCAATCTGGACTAGTCCAAATAACGTCGGGAATAAATGGCACGTGTTCTGGCGTTAATTTCTCTATGTCTATTACAAGGTCTATGTTTTCGTAGGGCGTCCAGTCAACAGAAAAAACCTTAAAGCCTAATTTTTCGGCTACTTTTCCTATTGATCTGCTACCAGCGTGTAGTTCTAGTATATTCATAGCTTAAAATTTACTTGTTTGTAGTTCCATTTCTAATTCTTTAACCCGTCTAGCTAGTTCTATGTTTCGACTTGCTAGTATCGTGTTTTCACGGCTCATTGCCACCGCGTGTTCGTGTAGCCTAGTAAAAAACGAAATAGCCTCTAGTAGTTCTTCTTCGCTTTGTTCTGCGCCTTGTATGTAGTCCTTTGCTTCTGGGCGTGTTTTTAGTATTTGTTCGCGTGCGGTCTTTATTCTTTGTCTAATTGAGTATAAATTGACCCGTGTTTTTATTATTTCTAGTCCTAGTTCCATGTTTAAAAAGGTAAATTGTTTGACATTCTACGTAATTTTTCGCTAGTTGACATTAACTCGCCGTCTGGTATTTGCTTTTGAACCTCTCGCGGTCTGTAATTAGCTAGAGGGTCTACGCCGTTAATAATAAAACCTAGCCCGTTGTTAAATTCGCACTTTACGGGTTGCTCAATTTCGGTGTGTTTACCGCCAGTTTCTTGGTCTTTAATCTTTTCTACGCCTATAAGCGTTTTGTATTTTAGTTCTGGGTGTTTGATTAGTCGGTGTATTACTAGCATATCGTCGCATCTGTTTAAGAACGCCTTACCGCCCTCTATGTGGTCTTTCAATGGTGGCTTTAAATGGCCTTTTAGTTCTCCGTCTGCATAAATGTTACCACTTCGGCCGCTTTCTGTATTTGGGTGGGTGTTTATGTAAATAGTTATTCCAGTTTGGTTGCAAAATTGGCGGGCTTTATTCATAAATTCGTAATTCCCTTCATATCCCATTTGTCTATCTAGGCCCGTGAATGGATCAATTAACCCAACTTTAGCCCCGCTTTCCTTAAAAAGGTCTAGCACTTCTTCTGGTTTGTACAAATTCGAGTTGTCTACAAAAGTAAAGTATTGTTCTAGGTACGCTAGGTCGCCCGCTATTTGACTATGGGTTAGTTGGCTGAAATGTTTGCCTCTATACATTTGGATAAGGTCGCGCATTATTTGCCCCTTTTGGTTTTCGCCTGACCAAATACAGAAAGTTAGTTCGTGTTTTAGTGCAAGAGTTAGGAAGTACCAGTTAATCCAATACGTCTTTCCGACGTTGTCATGTCCAAGAATTATAGTAAGTTGTTTAGGTTTAAAACGCAAGTATTCATCTAGGTAGCAATCTAGCCCAAGACCTTGTTTTATTTTGCCGTCCCTTACGTCTAGTAAGTATTGTAACGCGTCGCCTTGTTTTAGTAGCATGGTTAGTTTTTTAGGTGTTCTAGTATTGCGTCGCTTTCTGTTTTAATAGTTAAGCCGCTGTACTTGTCTATTGTTTCGGCTCTACTAAAAAATTCAGGGGTGCAATACTGGTAGTTCGTGTCTTTATGGTATTTACTAGAGGCGGCGTTGGTTATTGCGTCAAAAATACTTTCTTTTGTGTAACCTTCTTTTAATCTAGCTTTATAAGAGCGTTTTGTCTTTTCGTTAATTACCTCAAACTTACGACCGAAAGTTGTATTAATGAAGCCTAGCAACGCTAGGTAGTCAATATTATTATTTATATCATTTA